GACCCCGCGAGTTTCGTGCGTTTAGAGTCCAAAAAAGTCCGTCCGGCCCGGCATACAAGGCCTACGAGTTCGCCCCGCCGGATGACCTGAACTACTGCGTGGTCAGTCCTCTCTGATCCTTCCGATTCTCACAACTTCCTGATGCGCAAACGCGGCCGGACCCCATTGCTGGGGTCCGGCCTAGCCTCGCTCGATTCTCGTTCCCTTCTCGCTCCGTCCTCGCTCCCGATCGCAGAAATTGCGTTCGGCGGTGGAGGTGTTCCTCCGCTGAAGGAGGAAGAGGCATGGAGAAGGAATGGAGATGTAGGGAGTGCGACACCCTGCTGGGCGTCTTGCGCAGCGGTCGTCTGCACCTCCGCTACAAGCAGGCCCAGTATGTCGTGGATGGAGAGGACTATTCCGTTCTCGCCGTCTGCCGGAACTGCTCGACGGTCAATGAACGGAACCGAGCCGAGAAAGCCCCGGAGCGTGCGACCGCGCGCGCTTAGAGGATCGTCACAAAAACCTCGAGGTGCATGACGCCCTGATCGGCCAGTAGACGGCGCGAGACGCCCGGCCAGGAAGGCCAGGCGTCATGGCAAGCGTCTCGAGGAATCGGGATCGTGCTCGACTTGAACGGCAACTCGAAACCGAAGCGTACAAAAACCTTCTCATCAATCTCCAGGATCGCGAGCCGTTCCTGCGGCAGTTCACCACATGGACGGATGTGATTGTGTTCATGCGCCATGGATCGTCCAACGACCCGAGCAAGGACGTGGTTTTGCGGTCGATCCTTGCGGCTCATGAAACGGACGGAGATCACCGGTGGCGGACGATCCTGCTCGCAGTGTTCTGGCCAGGGTTGGGTTCGATCCACTTCAGGAAACGGTCATGGGACATGGACGACCCGGACGAGCGCTGGCAACGGATTTTCTGGGCCTTTCATCAGTCGGTGTGCCGGATCGATCTCGCGCGTAGGCGCGACCGTCTCGTGCAGTGGATCTACAACTCGACGATCCACCGGCTGCACGATGACTACCGGCGGGAATGGCTTCACGCGGAGAGGGAGATCGCAACAGACCCTGACGAGATGTCGAATCTGGCCGGCGCTATCGAGGGAGTCGACCTCGACTGGGTCGATCTCCGCGACATGCACCGGCGGGAATTGGCGCGACTCCAAGCGCATCTCGACGCCGGCCGAATCACTGAACCCGACTTCCTCCTCCTGGTCGGCACCCGCCTCTACGGTCAGTCCATCTCGGAGTACGCGCGCGACGCGGGGCTCAAGACCGAGGCCGCGAAGAAGCGCCGCCAAAGGGCCGAAGCCGCTATCCGAAGCCATGAGAAGGAGATGTCGTGACACCGCCGCAGCATGTCCCCACTTCCGGGCCTCGCCCCCCCTTTGTCCATCAGGGACGCATGGAACATCGGGTCCCGGGAAGCGAGGAGCCCATGATCACCAAAGCCGAAGCCCGTGAACTGATCACGGACCTGTTCGAGGAAGAGGCCCTGCTCATCGGTGGTCTCGTCGCGGTCCACAAGGTCGACGACGACCTGGTGTGGCGGCTGGTGAAGAGCCTCGACGTGCTCCGTGGGAAGTTCCTCCGCCGCCTCGATGACCGCGAGCTCGATGAAGAGTCCGCGTCAGTGGTGCAGCGACGGAATCTCAAACCGCACCCGGCGATCGAGGACTTTCTGCTGTCGCTGAGGAGGGCGTAGCCGTGGCGCCCTCCACCCGATTCGAGATCCGCCGGCACTGCCGCGAGCTATCCGAGAAAGACACCGACGCCGTGGTCCATGCCGTCGCGGACTTGATCGTCAGTTACCTCAAGCGTGATCCCGATCCAGGTCGGATCGAAACGCGCAAACGCCCAACCGCAGGTGCTGCGGCGCCAATGAAGGAGTCCAACGCATGAGCATCCCGGATGTGTTTCGCAAGCGCCGGAAGGACGGGGACGCCTTCGTCGAAGACTTGGGCTTCCTGATCCACGAACCGGCTGACGTCTACCACGCCCAGGCCGGCAAGTACCTCTCCAGTCACCTGCTGGCCGAGTTCCGGCGCAACGCGCTGCTCTTTCACAAGAAGGAACTCGGCCTGGTCCACGACGAGGACCGCCCGGCGTACGTCCTCGGTCGCGCCGCCCACGTTCTGATCCTCGAGGGCCGCGAGGCCTACGAGCGGGCCTACGCGTTCGGCGGCCCGATCAACCCGAAGACCGGCCTGCCGTTCGGCAGCCGCACCAAGGCTTTCCAGGATTGGGCGGAGGCGATGGGCAAACCCGTGCTCGACGACGATCAGGCGGCACTGATCGAGAGCCTAAACGCGTCGGTGCGGGCCCACAAGCACGCCGCGGCGCTGCTGGCTGACGGCGTCGCTGAGGGCGTCATCCGCGCCGAGTACTGCGGCGTACCATGCCAGTCGCGCCTGGACTGGCTGAACCCGGAGCGCGGTATCGTCGACCTGAAGACCTGCGACAACCTCGACTGGCTCCAGATGGACGCGCGCAGCTACGGCTACGCCTACCAGCTGGCCTTCTACCGGTCTCTGGCCGCCGCGCTCACCGGCGAGCGGCTCCCCGTCTACATGATCGCCGTCGAGAAGCGCGAGCCGCTGCGCACCGGCGTCTGGCGCATGAGCGAGGAGGTCCTCGGCCTCGCCCAGAAGGAGAACGAGGAGAGCATCGCGCGCCTGATCGCCTGCCGCGAGAAGGACGAGTGGCTCAGCGGCTACGAGGACATCCGGACCTTCGACCTGATCTGACACAGGTGGAAGCGGGCGGAATGGCGTGACGCGCCGTCGCCCGGGCGCGTCGGGACTCCCTAGGTCCGCCCGCTTCCCCACCAACCACGAATGGAAGGAGAGACGACCGTGAAACTCTTGCAGCAAGTCATCAGCGGACGAAGTCCGGCGCCCAGGCGGGTGATGCTCTACGGTACCCACGGCATCGGGAAGTCGACCTTCGCCAGCTGCGCACCCAGCCCGGTGTTCATCCAGACCGAGGACGGCCTCGGCGAGATCGATTGCGCCAAGTTCCCCGTCACCGCGACGTTCGATCAGGCCATGCAGGCCCTGTCGGAGCTCTACAGCGACGAGCACCCCTATCGAACTGTTGTGATCGACTCCCTGGATTGGCTGGAGCGGCTGATCTGGGCCGACGTCTGCCGCCGGCGCAACGTCGAGAGCATCGAGGACATCGGCTACGCCAAGGGCTACGTGTTCGCCCTGACGCAGTGGCGCGAGTTCATCGAGGGCCTGTCGGCGCTGCGCAGCGAGAAGGGCATGACGGCGATCCTGATCGCCCACGCCCGTATCGAACGCTTCGAGAACCCCGAGACCGAGTCCTACGACCGCTACGTGCCGCGCCTGCATCGCCTGGCTTCTCAGGTCCTGCAGGAGTGGTGCGACGAGGTCATGTTCGCCACGTTCAAGGTCTTCACGAAGCAGACCGACGAGGGCTTCGACCGCAAGCGGAACCAGGGCATCGGCACCGGCGAGCGCGTGCTGCGCACGGTCGAGCGCCCCGCCCACGTGGCCAAGAACCGCCTCGCCCTTCCCGAAGAGATGCCGCTGGACTGGAACGTCTACGCCCAGCACATCCACCCCGAACCTGTGAGTGCGCCCCAGGGCGGCAAGACCAAAGGAGCGAAGTAACCATGGCGAACCTCAACGGCTTCGATGCCGCGACCGTCGACCCCGCGACCGATTTCGAGCCGCTGCCCGCGGGCAAGTACCTCACGGTCATCACCGACTCGCAGATGAAGCCGACCAAGAGCGGCTCCGGTCACTACCTCGAGCTGACGTTCCAGGTGATCGACGGCCCGTTCAAGAACCGGCTGCTGTGGGCCCGGCTCAACCTGGACAACCCGAATCGCCAGGCGGTCCAGATCGCCCAGGGCGAACTGTCGGCGATCTGCCGGGCGGTCGGCGTGCTGCAGCCCAAGGACTCGGTAGAGCTGCACAACCTGCCGCTGCAGATCACGGTGAAGTGCAAGAAGCGCGACGACACGGGCGACGTGGTCAACGAGATCCGCGGCTACGCGCGCAAGGACGCCGCCGCGGGCGTTCCGCAGCAGGAGACCTCGAGCACGCCGCCTTGGGCCCGGCGATGATCGAGGTCGAGCTCCCGTTCCCTCCGTCGGTGAACCACTACTACCGGCGGGTCGGGCCCCGGACGCTCATCAGCCGCGAGGGGCGCAGGTTCCGCGAGCGGGTCTGCGCCATCCTCGCCGGCCTCGGGATCGGGAGCCTGGACGGGCCCCTGCATCTGGAGATCGAGGTCTATCCGCCGGACCGGCAGCGAAGGGACATCGACAACGTGCAGAAGGCGCTCCTGGACGCTCTGCAGCACGGCGGCCTGTACACGGACGACAGCCAGATCAAGAAACTGAACATCGAGATGCGCGGGTCGGTCCGCGGCGGCCGCACCCTCGTGCGCCTGGAGGAGATCGTCGATGCTTGAACTGAGGCCCTATCAGCAGGAGGCGGTGGACGCGATCTACCAGCATCTGCGGGACCGGGAAGACAACCCCTGCGTGGTGATCCCCACGGGCGGGGGCAAGACGCCGGTCATGGCCACGGTCTGCCGGGACGCGGTGGGCCGGTGGAACGGACGTGTTCTGATCCTGGCCCACGTGAAGGAGCTGCTCGAGCAGGCGCTGGAGAAGATCCAGGTCGTGGCTCCCGAGATGTGGATGAAGACGGGGATCTACTCGGCCGGTCTGAAGAGCCGCGACACCGAGCACCCGATCATCATCGCTGGCATCCAGTCGGTGTACAAACGGGCCTGCGAGCTCGACGCGTTCGACCTGGTGATCATCGACGAGGCCCACATGATCCCGCCCGATGGGGATGGGATGTACCGGACGTTCCTCGACGACGCCAGGAAGGTGAACCCGCACCTGCGGGTGATCGGCCTGACCGCGACGCCGTTCCGGATGAAGAGCGGGATGATCTGCGAGCCCGGCAACAACCTGAACGAGGTCTGCTACGAGATCGGCGTGAAGGAGCTGATCGTCCAGGGATACCTCTGCCCACTGGTGACCAAGGGCGCGGCCCAGCCGCTGGACACGTCGGGTCTGCATGTGCGCGCGGGCGAGTTCATCGCCAGTGAGGCCGAGGAGTTGATGGACACCGACGAACTCGTGGAGTCGGCCTGTCGGGAGATCGTCGAGCAGGCGCAGGCGCGCCGGTCGGTGCTCGTGTTCACCACCGGCGTCAAGCACGCGGAGCACGTCGCCGCGGTGCTGGGCCGGATGGCGAGCGAGCCCGTGGCCACGGTGTTTGGCGAGACGGCGAGCGAGGAGCGCGACCGGGTCCTAGCTCAGTTCAAAGAGGGTCGGATCAAGTACTTGGTCAACGTCAACGTGCTCACCACGGGGTTCGACGCCCCGAACATCGACTGCGTGGCCATGATGCGGCCGACGCTGTCCCCAGGCCTCTACTACCAGATGGTCGGGCGGGGCTTCCGTCTGTGCGAGGGGAAGGAGAACTGTCTGGTCCTGGACTTCGGCGGCAACGTGCTGCGGCACGGGCCGGTCGACGCCATCCGGGTCCGGGAGGTCCACCACCGCGTGGGCGGCGAGGCGCCGGCCAAGCAGTGCCCCGAGTGCAGGAGCCTGATCGCCACCGGCTATACCGTGTGCCCCGACTGCGGCTACGAGTTCCCCCCGCCGGAGCGGCAACAGCATGACGCTACAGCGTCCACCGAGGGCATCCTGTCGGGTGAGGTCACGACGGCGGTCCACGAGGTCCGCGAGGTCTTCTACGGCGTCCACACGAAGAAGGGCGCACCGGAGGATGCACCGAAGACGCTGCGGGTCGAGTACGAGGTCGGGTTCCACCAGTACTACAGCGAATGGATCTGCTTCGAGCACGGCGGCTGGGCTCGCCACAAGGCCGAGTCGTGGTGGCGGAAGCGGTCGAACGCTCCGGTGCCGATGACGGCGGCCGAGGCCGCGGCCCTGGCCCAGGACGGAGCCCTCTGCGAGACCGGCGCCATCACCGTGCGGACGGTGGTCGGGGAGCAGTTCCCGCAGATCGTGGGCTACGAGCTGGGCGACCCGCCGCCATGGCGGGAGCCCGGGACGGACGATGACCTCGAGCCGGTGGGCGCGATGACCGGGGGCGGCATGCGGGCGCACGACCCGCACGATGACGATGACCTACCCTTCTGACCGCGATCGGGTGTCTATGACCGAGACCGGGACGACATTGCTGCAGGCAGCGTTGAGGTACACGGAGCTCGGGTACCCAGTCTTCCCGTGCCTTCCGGGCGGGAAGGCCCCCGCGACGGCGCACGGGTTCCTGGACGCCACCACGGACGCCGGCCAGATCGAGGCCTGGTGGACGGCGCGGCCCGACGCGAACATCGGCATGCCGACCGCGGGCCTCTTGGTCGTGGACGTCGACGGGGCGGACAATCCCTGGCCTGGCGACGACCTGGAAGGCCTCGGGGACTGCCCGCTTTCCATGACGCCTCGCGGCGGCCGGCACTACATCTTCCGCCAGCCGGCGGGCAAGAGTTGGAGCAGTACCGCGGGCCGGCTCGCCCCGAAGGTCGACACCAGGGCCAACGGAGGGTACATCGTCCTTCCGCCCTCGGTCGTGGGCGGCAAGCCGTACCAGTGGGTCCGGGCCCTCGAGGCAGGACTGGCCGATCAGCCCGAAGCCCCCGCGTGGCTCGGAGCCTGGGTCGAAGGCGGGGCGGACCTCTTTGC